AAGATGGAGAAAACAAAGATGGGTTTCGCTATAAAGTTAGGTATCAGTACGCTCCCTTAAAAGAAACTATACGAGACGGTAAAAGTGTAACTCGTGATTTTTGTAGTAAAATGATTGCTGCAAAAAAAATATATAGAAAAGAAGATATTATGGCTATGAGTAGTAAGTCAGTAAATCCTGGTTGGGGACCAAGAGGTGCTAACACTTATGATGTATGGCTTTATAAAGGTGGTGGTAATTGTCATCATTTTTGGATGAGAAAAGTATATAGGTCAAAAACAGTAACACCTGATGCAAAAAACCCTAGATCAGAGATTAGTGTTAATGAAGCAAGAAAAGAAGGTTTTAGACCTGAGACAAATGACAGAGATGTTGCAAAGAGACCTGTAGATATGGATAACAATGGATTTTTAGCATAAGAAGATGGCACAAGTATTATTTATAAAAGTAAGCACACTAAAAAAACACACAATATTAGACGGTAATGTTGATGTAGATAAACTATTACCATATATCAAAATTGCACAAGAGATACATATACAGAATTTCTTAGGCACAAAATTATATGACAAAATTATAGAGTTTATTAATGCAGGTACACTTACAGCATTAGCAAACCCTAATTATCTAAACCTCGTTAACAACTACATACAACCTGCACTTATACATTTTGCTATGATGGATTATTTACCATTTGCTGCATATCAAGTAAAAAATGCAGGAGTATTTAAACACATAAGCGAAAACGCAGAAAGTGTAACTAAGAATGAGGTAGACTATTTAGTAAATAAAGAAAGAGAATTTGCAGAGTATTATATAAGAAGAATGATAGATCATTTAAATTTTAACTCTAATAATTTTCCAGAGTACAATCAGAATGTAAATGATGATGTGTATCCAGACAAAGACAGTTTATTTAACGGTTGGGTATTATGAGAAAAAGATATAAAGTAAAAGAGAGTAACATAACAAAATTAAAAAAGTATATAAAAAAAATAAAAAATGGCAACACTAACAGGCAATTCAATAAGTAGTACTTATACCAGTCTTTTAAAAGTTGGTGATAATGGAACTTTAGCTGCAGCTTTACAAAGCATAAGTGATGGTGCAGGTAATACAGCAGGTATTTCATTAAATACAGGAGGAGATTTAACAGCGACTGGTACGGTAACTGCAAATGCTTTTAGTGGACCTTTGACAGGTAATGTAACTGGTACTGCAAGTTTAGCATCAAATTTAACAGGTACACCAAATATTTCAGTCGGAACTATTTCTGCCTCAGGGACTATAACTGGTAATGTAACAGGAGATTTAACAGGTAACGTTACAGGTAATGTTACTGGAAATGTAAGCGGTAGTTCAGGATCAACAACAGGAAATGCGGCTACTGCGACTGCATTACAGACGGCAAGAACAATATCTGGTGTATCGTTTGATGGTACTGCAAACATAAGTTTGACAACATCTAACATAGCAGAAGGAAGTAATTTATATTACACAGGCGAGAGAGTAGACGATCAGGTAAACACATTATTACAAGCAGGTACAGGTATATCAAAAAGCTATGACGACGCAGGGGGCACTCTTACAATCACAAATAGTGCACCTGACCAAACAGTAGCACTGACAGGAGGAACTGGAATTACTACATCAGGAACATATCCTAATTTTACAATTACCAATAGTAACCCAGATCAAACAGTAGCACTTACTGGGGGCACAGGTATTACAACAAGCGGAACTTATCCTAACTTTACTATTACTAACTCAGCACCTGACCAAACTGTAAGTCTTAGTGCAGGAAGTAATATCACTATTTCTGGTACTTATCCAAACTTTACTATAGCTGCAAATGCAGCAGCAGGTATAGCATTAACAGATTTATCTGCAACAGATGCAGGAGGTTTAGGTTCTTTTGCATATAATAATAGTACAGGTGTATTTACTTATACTGGTCCTTCAAACTCAGATGTTACAAGTTTAGTGACTAAATCTTTAGTTGATGGTTTAGGTATAGCGGCTAGTACAGCAGCTACACTAGCTACACCGAGAACTATAAATGGTACAGCTTTTGACGGATCGGCAAACATTAGTTTTGATACAGATGCTGTAAGCGAAGGTAGTTCAAATCTTTATTATACTGATGCACGTTTTGACACAAGACTAGGTACAAAAACAACAGATAATTTAACACAAGGTTCAAGTAATTTATATTTTTCAAATGAACTAGTAGATGACCGTGTAGCTAATTTAATAGTTGCAGGTACCTCAATATCAGCAACTTACGATGACAGTGCAAATAGTTTGACTATTGCGAATACTGCACCAGATCAAACGGTTGCTTTAACTGGTGGTACTGGTATAACGACATCAGGTACTTACCCTAACTTTACAATAACAAACTCTGCACCAGATCAGACTGTAGCTTTAAGTGCAGGTTCAAATATTACTGTAAGTGGTACATACCCTAATTTTACTATTGCTGCTACAGATACACAAACAGATTCATTTAAAACAATATCAGTAAGTGGACAGAGTGATGTTGTTGCAGATAGTTCAACTGATACTTTAACTTTGGCTGCAGGATCAAACGTAACAATAACAACTACAGCAGGAACTGACACAATTACATTTGCAGCTACAGACACAAACACTACTTATTCTGCAGGTACTGGTTTAGCTTTAGGTGGTACAACCTTTAGTTTAGATGCAGGTCTTAATAATTTAACAGATGCAAATATTTCATCTCCTGCAGCAGGGCACATATTAATTTATGATAATAGTAATAGTTATTTTGAAAACGCAACACTTACAGCAGGTAGTAATGTAAGTATTACAAATGCAGATGGAGCAATAACGATTGCAGCAACAAACACAAATACAGACAGTTTTAAAACAATATCCGTAGCAGGTCAAGATAATTTAGTAGCAGATAGTGCAACAGACACACTAACAATAGCTGCAGGTTCTAATGTAACGCTAACTACAACTGCAGGTACAGATACCTTAACGATAGCAGCTACTGATACAAATACGACATATACAGCAGGGACAGGTCTTACTCTTGCAGGTACAGAGTTTTCTCTTACAAATAGTGCTGTTACAATAGGAGGTTCTAGTGTATCTCTTGGGGGCACACTTTCAGCAACATCTGGGGCACTGACTATTGGTGGTAACGGATCTAGTGGAGGTGTAACAATAAACGATGGTTCTATACAAATGAGAACAGGAACAGGTAGTGTAGCAGAAATAAGAATGTATTGTGAAAGTGGTAACGCACATTATCAAACATTAAAAGCAGCACCACATAGTGCAGGAAGTTCAGCAGCATTAGTTTTACCTACAGCATCAGGAAACTTAGTAGGTACTGGTGATACTGGTAGTGTAGCTACTGGAATGATTGCTGACGATTCTATTACAAGCGACAAACTTGGTGCGGAATATACAAGTGCACAAGCAGTAACAAGTGCTGCAACTATAACATTAGATACAGATGCATACGATGTATTTACTTGGACTGTTGGTCACACTGCAAATATTGACTTTACAAACGTAGTAATTGGTAAAGTAAAAACATTAGTAGTAACAGGTGGTGGTAGTTCATATGGTTTAACACTTAGAAACATAAATGGTAGCACTGGTACATTTAATAAAATATCAGGAACTTATGACGATACAAGTTCAACAAAAAATATTATACAAGTCAAATTTATATCAACCTCTGAGGCTTGGTACACAATATCTAAAATAGGAAGTTAAAATGTGGGCAAACAACATAGATGGAGAAATAAAAGTATTTAAATATTTACCACACAGTTGGGAGGGAGAAAATGTTTATTTTAAAGGATTTTCAAGCTCACCAGTTGCCGTAAGAGAACAAGAAGGTTTTTTTGAAATAGTAGATCCACAGTATGATCCTGAAACAGAAGAGCTAGGAGAATTATATTTAGAAGATAACAAATATCATTATATTGTAAAACAGAAATAACAATGAAAGCAATAAATAATCAAGGCACCATAACAATATATCAATCTGTGCCACACACATTACAAACACCGACAGGTACAATTCTTAACGCACCTGCCTATACAGACCAAGAACTTAAAGAAAAAGGTTTGTTTGATTTAATCATACCAAACGAGTATGACAGTAGAATACATAATTTAGGTGAGATATATTTTGACAGTGAAGCACAATGTTTCAGAAAAGATACTAAAAATAAAACTTGGTCTGCAACTTTAGCAGAGTTAAAAGAACGAGCTATAAACAACTTTAAACATAGAATTAATTCTGAGTTACAAAAAACAGACTGGTATATAATTAGAAATATTGACAATGGTGAAGAGATACCAGGTGAAATACAAGAGGCAAGACAAGATTTAAGAAACACATCAGATACAGTAGAACAAGAAATCAATGCACTTACTAGCAAAGCAAAAGTAGTAACGTATGATTATCCTAATATTGACTAATGAGTTTAAACGATAAATTATTAAAAGCAGCAGCAGTAGATTCTGGTATTACTCCAAGCGAACACTTTGGGGTTGTATTATACCAGGGTGATGGAGGCAGTTCACATTCTATTAACGGAGGTAAATATGGCGGAGCTGCGTACTTTAACGGAAGTAATGGAAAAATTGATATTGGCACATTAGGAAATATATTTATAAATAATTTTTCTTTTTCTTTATGGTTTAATTTAAATACAATAGCTTCATCAGGTATTGCTACTTTATTTACAACTTTTGAAGATTATTATTGTTATGCTTTTATTAGGGATAGCGATAAAAAAGTAGAGGTTAGAGTTGAAAATGCTTCAACAGGTTATGCGATTAAAAGTACATCAACTTTTGGAACTTATGGTGTTTGGCATCATTTAGCGGTTACAAAATCAAGTAGTGATGGTTTAAAAATATACATTAATGGTTCTTTAGAAAATACTGATGCTACAGCAACAGTTGATTTAAGAACTATGAATGGTGATAATTTGATTGGTGCTTATAATTCAGCAGGTACAACTCAATATTACTTAGAGGGTAAAATAGATCAACTGCGTATATTCAGTAAATCTTTATCATCATCTGAAGTATCTACTTTATATGCAGAAACAGTAGATACAGTTGCATCATTAGATCCATTATCAGAAGATACAACAGATACTCTACAAGTTTTTGGCGATACATCTTGTTTAGCTTTGTATAAGTTTGAAAATGACGAAACAGATGTAAGTGGAAATTATAATGGTACAGGAACCTCTATACAATATGCAGCAGGAAGATATGGTCAATCGGCAGTTTTTAATGGTTCAAGTAGTGTAATTACTTTGCCAAGTGCTTTAAGCGATGGTAGCACTACAGATGCAAGTTGTATTTCATTTTGGTTTTTTACTGGTGCTGAAATAACAAGTTCTACAACAAATAACGAAATAATGAATTTCGCACAATCAAGTAGTAACTTTGGTAAAATTGCTCTTGGATCTACAACAGGTAATTTTGGGAGTGAAACTATATCTGTGACATCTGATGTTACTGATCAATACACATATTCAAAAACAAATATACCTGCAGGTTGGAATCACGTTGTAGTTCAATGGAATAGTAGTAATACAAAATGGGATATTTATGTAAATAACGTAGCACACACTACTTACACATTTGGGACTAACGAACAAGGTAAATTTGCGTTAAAGTTTGGTCAAAGGTCAACATTTTATTATACAGGTAGGCTAGATCAAATAAGAGTATTTAATAAAATATTATCAACAAGTGAAATAAAAACTTTGTACGAAGAAAACTCACTTGTAGCAAGTTATAGATTTGAAGGCAATAGTAATGATGATAGAAGAAATAATGATGGAACTGATAGCAACGTTACTTATGAGTTTGGGTTAAATTTTACGCCAGACGTAGTTTGGTTAAAAAATAGAGATACTGCTCGTTCTCATTTGTTAGTTGACAGTTCAAGAGGTAGAGCTAAAAATATATATCCTAATAGTACAAGTGCAGAGACAACCTCAAATGCAGGTAATGATTTTGTAAGTTTTGACACAGGAGGTTTTACAGTTGGAACTACTCAACAAGCCTATGCTAATGATAGTGGTGATGAATATGTAGCTTGGTGTTGGAAAGCAGGGGGAGGAACTACAACAACAAACAATGATGGTGAGTTAACTGTAAACGTACAAGCAAATCAAGACGCAGGTTTTAGTATAATAACATTTGACGGTGTTACAGATCCTGGAGAAGATAGAAGTTTCGGACACGGATTATCAAAAGAGCCTGAGTTTATATGGATGAAAAGAAGAAATGCTTCACAGCATAATGCAGTTTTTGCAAAAATTGATGGCACTTGGGAATATTTTGATGGAACATCATCTACTGACGGAGGTGGTGATTATAGTGCCTATATAGCAACTACATCAACTGTTATTGATATTCACGATGCTGCAGAATGGTTTGCAGACCCAAGCTCAGAGTATGTTTATTGGTGTTGGCACTCAGTTGAAAATTATTCAAAGATTGGCACATATGAAGGTACAGGAAGTGCAACGGATAGACCTATTATAGAAACAGGTTTTGAACCTGCGTTTGTTATGATAAAAAATGTGACAAACAGCGGTTCGTCAGGTTCTTGGATGATACACGACAATAAAAGAAACACTGTTAACCCAAGAGATAAATACTTAAGGGCAGATTCTACTAACGCAGAGGGAACGTTTGCTGAATATGGACTAGATTTTCTAAGTAATGGTTTTCAAGTTGGACCAACAACCGCATATCATTGGAACACAAATGGCGATACTTATTTATATATGGCATTTGCTGCTGATCCTGACACAGAAACCCCTACACTTGCAAATAGTTTTGGTATAAGAACCTATACTGGTACAGGTGCTAACCAATCTATAGAAGGTTTGAATTTTAAACCTGGTTTTGTATGGTTAAAAGGAAGAACTCGTGCCGAAGATTCAGGATTATTTGATATAGTAAGAGGTACAAACGAGTGGTTAAGATCATCAACAACTGCTGCTCAAAATAATTTTAGCGGTGATTATGGGGTACTTTCTTTTGACGATGACGGTTTTAGTATTGGTACAGGTAGTGCTATAAATAATAATAATGACACTTTTATTGGTTGGGCTTGGGCTGCCGATGACAATGAACCAACTATATTTGGTGGAGCTGCAAAAGCAGTATATAAATTTGAAGATAATGTTAACGATGTGACAGGCAACTTTAATGGTAGTGCCACATCTATAACGTATAATTCAAGCGGTAAATATAACAAGTCAGCAGTTTTTAATGGTACTAATAGTAGAATTACAAACACATCATCATCTATAAGTACAACTTTTAGTTCAACGTCAATTACAATATCTGCTTGGTTTAAATTTTCAGCAACATTAGCATCAGGTCGTACATATATGGTTGTTTTACAAGGTGGTGGTTATCAAGAATATGTTGGGGTGTATTTAGAAAGTAACAAGGTTGGCGTTATAGTTGGAAACTTTACACAAGATTATAGGTTGGGTTCAGTTGATGTAAATGACGGTAACTGGCATCATATTGTTTTAACAAGGAGTAGTACATCTTTTTCAGATTTAAAAGGATATCTTGATGGAAGTCCTATGAGTGAATCTGCAACAGGAAACGCAGGGGGTGGTACACTTACATTTAACACAATAAGTATGGGTTATAACAGTAGTATAAGTTCAAATTATTTTAATGGAGAGTTAGATCAAGTAAGAATATATAGAGGTGCAATAACAGATGTTCAAGTAGCTGAATTGTATGCCGAAACAGTGTCTGATAATGATGATTTATTTTTTGGTGGACCGCCTGAAATTCAAATTAGTGCTAACGCAAACGCAGGGTTTAGTATTGTTAAATACACTGGGATTGGTGCTAATTTACAAGTTCCTCACGGATTATCTTCTGCTCCTGAATTACTTATTATAAAAGGTTTAGAAACAACAAATGATTGGGCAGTATTACATAAAGACGGAGGCGATGGTGATTTTCTACAATTAAATAGTGATTCACCAGAATCAGGTGCAGGTAGTATTTTTGGTAGTACGTTTACAAGACCAACTGCAACTTATTTTACTGTTGGTAATACAGGTGAAACAGGAACTGCAGACAAACAATACATCGCATATTGTTTCCATTCAGTAAGTGCATATAGTAAAATTGGCAGCTATACAGGTGTAACAACAGGAGTAACTGTTACAGTAGGGTTTAGACCAGATTTTCTTTTAATTAAATCTAATAGTAATACTGAGCATTGGGCAATACTAGATACAGTAAGAGGCACTGGAAAGGTTTTAAATCCAAATAGAAGTAATGCAGAAAGTGATAGTACATTAAATACTTTTACGGTTTCTGATACAGGTTTTTCTTTTCCACATCAAGATACAGCCGATGCGATGTTAAACGAAAATGGATATACTTATATATATGCAGCATTTAAAATAAATTAAAAAAATTAAAACAAAATGAGTGAAATAGATATTGAAAAGATTAAGAAAAAAAAATTTAACATCAGCATAGAAAACTTAATTACTATCGGTATGGTGATTGTAACTGTTACAGGTATGTATTATAGTTTGCAAGATGAGATAGAACTGGCTAAACAGTTGCCAGAACCAGAGGTATCAAGAACAGAATTTTCTATGAAAGACGAACTTATACGAGAAAAAGTAATAAACATAGAAGAGAAAGTAAATGCTAATGGTGAAAAACTGCAAGATATAGATGAAAAACTATATGAAATGATAAAAGATAAAAGATGAGAAATTTAATAATAGCATTACTATTTACAACATTTAGTTTTGGTCAAGAAATAACAATAGTACATTTTAATTATAAATGGAACGATCAAAACGCATATAGAAAATTAGATAGATTAAGTAATGTAAAAGTGCAATACGCTTTCGTAGAAGATCAAGCTGATATTATAAAAAGGTCAATAAAGTCTGTGCCAGTTATCCAGATATATCGGGACGGAAAACCTGTTTTAAGATATGAGGCAGGACTTAGAATGCGTATAGAAAAAAGTGTACAAGATATACAAGCAGATATTGATAGCTTAATTGTACAATAAATAAAAAAATTATATATTTAATAATTATGAAACAAATTTGGAAAAGAATATTAAAAGAGGCTAAAGATGCTTTTTGGTCACAAGTACCATATTTAATATGGAGTTTTGTTTGGCTTATGCTGTCTATGTTTTGGGCAACTATGTTTTTAAAGTGGTTTATGAATAAATATTATTAATAATGAATTTATCTAAAAACTTAACTTTATCAGAGGCAATAAGATCAGAGACTGCAAAGCGAAATCATATTGACAACACACCAAACGAAGAACAGTTACAACAACTTAAAATAACTGCAGAAAAAATATTTCAACCCATAAGAGACCACTTTGGTAGACCAATATATGTTACAAGTATGTTTAGATGTGAAAAACTAAATACTTGGGTAAAAGGTGCAGAGTTTTCTGCTCATAAACATATAAACAACTTAGGTGCTATAGATATAGATATGGATGGCACAGAGATAAGTAATAAAGAAGTATTTGATTTTATAAGAAATAATTTAGACTTTGATGTACTTATATGGGAATATGGTACAAAAGAATCACCTGCTTGGGTGCACTGTAGTTATCACTCTGGCAGAAAGAACCGTAAGTATGTCTTACAAATGTATCGCGATGAAAACGGAATATCAAGAACAATAGAATATAAAGATGTCAAACCAAGAGAGGAAAAAAAGGAAACCCCTAAGAGAGACAAAGGTAGGTCAGCTACTAGCAAAGTCAGGTCTAATAAACAATCTACTTGACGTAATACCTGATAAAGGTGTTTTGGGGCTTGTAAAAAATATTATACAAAAGGATAATACCTTGCCACCTGTAGACAAAGACCAGGCTTTAAAACTGCTTGAAATGGATATTGCTGAAATGGAGGCTGTAACTAGAAGATGGGAGGCAGATAGTAGGGGTAGTTTTTTAAGTCAGAACGTAAGACCTATGGCACTTATTTTTATGTTGATAGTTTATGCCGCAGGTTTCTTCTTAGAATATGAATTAGATCTTGTTACACAATTACTAATGTTAATGGTAGGAGCATATTTTGGAGGGCGTTCTTTTGAAAAAACCAGAACGAAGTAATACTATATAATACATACTGTATAATATTATTTATTATATTTAATATTATATACTATATAGTATATGAGTAAAAAAACAATAATCAGAAAATTTGATAAGCTGTTTAGTAGGTGGGTAAGACTGTCTAACGCAGATGCTAAAGGATATTGTGAGTGCATTACTTGTGGTCGTAGTTATAAGTGGAACGATATAGACGCAGGGCATTTTGTATCTCGTAGGCATTTAGTTCTAAGGTTTGATCCGCGTAATGTTTTTCCCCAATGTAAATACTGTAATAGATTTTTAAACGGTCTCCAATATATAATGGGTAAACGTATTGATGAGCTCTTAGGTGTTGGTACTGCTGATGAACTCATACAAATATCAAAACAAACTCACAAGATAGATAAGATAGATCTAGAAATAAAATATACTCAGTATTTGGAATTATCAAAAAAACTTAATAAGTTTGAATAACAATTAAATTAAAACTATGAGTAATACTATAAGTGATTTTTTAGAAAATCAAAACGAGGATAACATAAATCCTATTGCACATATACAAGCTAACGGTTTCTTGAAAGACCAAATAAGTTATCTAATAAAAAAAATAGATACGCTTGAAGATGAACTAGATGAAAAAACTCTAGAGATAAATAAACTTAGATCAGAACGTGATTCTGCTATTGATGAGAATCTTACATTAACACATCAAATTAAATACTTAGAAAATGGCACTAGCAAATAAAGAATCAAGACAATCTACTATAAAGTTTATAGAACAAGGTAAAGAATGGCAAGGTAAAAACGGTGGTCAAAAGATGCAAGAATACAAACTTGAAATGGCTAACGGAGATATGCCAGTATTTAATATTCCAAGTAATACAACATTTCCTTATCAAAGTCGTGATACTATTGTATATTTACTTACCGAAAGAGAAATAAACGGTAAAATAAATCAGTACGCAAGTGTTGATAAAATAGCAACAGAAAATTTAAACAGACCTATGGAAAATCAATTACCAACAAAGGAAGAATCTATTGCATTAGCAGTAGCATTAAAAGAGGCAAGTAACTTAGTAACATCTGATATTTGGCAAAAATGTAACAGTCTTAAAAAAGATGAAGATATAATTGCTGCTAAAGATAAAATACTAAAAGAAACAGTTACAGTTGCAGGACTTATGTATAAAGTATTAACAGCTAAACCACAAAACAATGAGTAATTATTCAGCACCTAAATATAATTTTGCAAGTGGTGTATATACTAAAACAGCACCACAAGATTTTGTACACTCAAAGATGAGCATACAGTATGATTCATTTATTAAGTGGACACAAACACCTGAGGTACAACAACACATTAAAGACAATGATGGGTATTTAAAAATTGATACTTTGTATTCAAAAGACAAACAAAAATTGTTTTCTAAATTAAATACACTACAAAAGAAAAAAGAAGTAACCTCTGCACAGCATAGTCCAGATCGCAACAACAACGGTGATAATGCAGAGGACTTACCATTCTAATTTAGTAGGAGTAGATAAACAACTTGATAAACTCCATAAAATATATAATGGTGAAATCAAAGAAGGTTTACGACTTGTACCTGACCTAGATGAATACTGGAGATATAAAAAAAATAGTTTCAATATAATTCTAGGTCATAGTAGTACAGGTAAAACTACTACAATGCTTTACTTTTTTGTACTTTATGCAATTAAATATGATTTAAAGTTTCTTATCTATTCTGCAGAAAATGACCCTGCTAATATATCTAAAAAACTTATAGAGTTTCTTACTGGCTTACCATTTCAAAAAATTGAAAAAAAGACTTGGGAGAAAAAATTAAAATGGGTTGATGAACATTTTAAATATATTGACATTGATAAATTTTACTCTGCAACAAGTTTATTAGATGAGGCAGCTACTATAAAAAAATCATTTGACTACGACAGTTTTTTAATTGACCCATATAATTCATTGAGCAAGGATAAAAACTTAATGAAAGAATACGGTAATCACGAGTACGATTATTATTGTATAAGTCAGATGCGTATGTTTACAAGAAAGATGAAAGTGTCTATTTATTTAGTAACACACGCTGTAACAGAATCACTAAGATTAAAACACCCAAGCGGACACCCATTTGAGAATCATATAAAGCCACCAAGTCCTGGTTCAGCAGAAGGAGGTGGTAAATTTTTAAATAAATGCGATAATTTTTTAATTATACATCGTTACGTTTCCCATCCAGAATTTTGGTTCTATACATACCTTGCAGTTATAAAAATTAAAGAAATAGATACAGGTGGTAGACCTACTCCAATAGATTCACCTATAGAACTTAGATCAATAGCAAATAATGTAGGCTTTAGCGTAGGTGGCAAAAACTTACTACATTTGATAAAAAAAAGTGATTCTTGAAATAGCATACAGAAAACATAAGACTTGGCTTAGAATTTGTAAGAGCTTTGGTTGTAATGATGATACTTGCAAAGATCTTGTTTCTGAGATGTATATTAAGATTGATGACCTTACTAAAAAAGGTAAGGATCTTTCTTACGGAGATAATGACATTAATTACTGGTACTGCTATAAGATTTTACGTCACCTGTTTTTACACCTTAAAATAAAAGAGAAAAGAATATCTTTTGTATCTGATGATTATTTGTTAAATATAAAAGATGACGATTATATTGACTTAGAAAAGTTTGGTAAAGAGTTTGATAAAGAGCTTGAAAAACTTAATGAGTATGATAAAGCAGTGTTTAAGATTATAAGTAGTGGTAAAAAAATTAGTGAGCTATCAAGAGAAACTACAATAAGTTATGTATCTTTAAGAAACACTTGGCTAAAAACAAAAGAATATTTAGAGAATAAAATAAAAAATTATGATTGGGTTAGGGGACATAGTAGAAAAAATAATTAGAGTAATAACATTTGGTCAAGGTAAAAAATTAGCAACTAGGGTAGCAAAGATGTTTGGCTATGAAGATTGTGGTTGCGACAGACGACAAGAAAAACTTAACAAATTTCAAATTAAAATAAAAAGATGAAAGTACAGTTATCTAAAAATGACTATGAAAAGTGGAAACGATTCAAAGGCGTTACAGGGAATCAGATAACATCAACTGATTTGAGACTTATAGAATATCTACACTCAAAATATTTTAATCACCCCCTTGAAACTTTGTGCACCTGCAGAGGAGAAAAAATTGTAGGTAAAGTACAGGCTTGGGTAGATGATATAAATAAAATATATGAGAATGGATATAACGACAACACATAATTTTGAAAAGTCGGTAATAAATATTTTAAATCTAGATGGTTGGAATTTAGAGTGGTGTGGTGGCAATTATGAGCATTATGATTCAAAAGGATTTACACCTAAACAACAAGAGTGTGTTATAGAGATGAAATTTAGAAACAAGTATTATCAAAGTAAAATGCTTGAAAAATATAAATATGATAAACTTATGCAAGTAAAAGATGTGCATAAATTCTATTTAGTATTTGATCCAAAAGGTATGTATATGTTTTGGCTGAACGGTCCAAAATTTAATTTACCAATACCAGAGGATTTATATTGTCCTGATACTACATTATGGACAAAGAAAAAAGAAAATAAAAAAGTATATTTGCTAGAAGAAAGTCAGGCAAGTTTAATAAGACAAGAAAATGGATTTCACAGAATCGTATAAAAAGATAGATGCACTTAAAGATTTAGAGTGCGATAATAATATATTAACTGTTGGTCAAACACTAAATAAGTGGGCTAGTATGAAAAGTACACCAGAACTACAGAATATTATATCTGCATTTTTAGATATACAGTGGTATTTGATTGATCTTAAAAGACAGAGAGATTTAGCATTAAGAGGTATCTTAGAATATAAAAAAGATAAACTTGAAGCACAAAGAGATATGCAGGAGGCGATAGATCAACTAAAGAGATATGAAAATAAACATCTACCCAGAGATTGAGGGAGATAATTTTAGTGAGGAGCATTTAATGAGATTGTATAATACACTTGAAATATTATACGATGAATTTACAACTGTTCCAGAACAAGATAGTAAAATAGTTGTTGATGATGGTGCAGAGGTTATAGAGTTTACTATGATACAAAAAAAATATCAGGCTACAAGAGATGGTCTAAATGTTATAATGCTTTATAAAAACTTTGACAGTCTGTAATATGTTATGGACCTTTTAATTATGGATATGCTAGATAATCAAATCAAACTACTTGACGGAAAATTTTATGACAAAACAAAACTATTGTCTGATATGTTAGACGATAATTTTTACTATGGCTTTATGCACAAATGGGCATTTAGCAGTAGCTCAATAAAACTCCTACTACAATCACCAAAGACTTACCATAATGTAATGCAATATGGATCACCAGAAACACAACCACTAAGAGACGGATTTTTAGTACACTTACTTATACTAACACCAGAATACTTTCATAAACAAATATTTGTAGATGTGCAAAGCAAAAACACAAAGAAATATAAACTAGCACAAGAAGAACACGGAACTGTATATACAATGAAAGAGAAACACGATGCAGAGAGATTAGCAGATGCTTTTTTTAGAAACGAACCTGCTATGCAACTTATAAAAGGATGTAAGGTAGAATATCCTGGTGTAGGACTAGTACAAGATAAACCATTTAGAGGTAAAGCAGATGTCCTGGCAGATAATTGCATAATAGATCTAAAAACTACAAGCGATATTAGAAAGTTTGAGAAATCAGCTTATTGGTATTCGTATGACGTACAAGCCTACATATATACAGAAATTTTTGGTGTAGATAACTTTCAATTTATTGTTATAGATAAATCAAGCTGTGATATTGGTATAAGTAATTATGTAAGTAAAGACTTTATAAAATCTGGTAGAG